CACTTCAACTCCAAGGACCTTTTTGCTTTGTATAGGTCTTGTATCATTAACAACCTCCTCATAGGTTATTCTATTCAACGAGCCAAACATTCCCGTTTTTTCCCAAACTATACTATTTTCTCCAAGTTTGTCAAGGATTGCTTGTTCTAGTGAATTAGGGTCATCTGCTGATTCTACTGCAAATTTTGAGTAGTGTCCGTACGCATTTATCTGTATCAAGAATTTTTTCATAAGTCTCACCTTTTGTATTGTAATTGTGGCGAGACTGTGTCCCGCCACAAAAAATTTATTGATTACGCACCTTCAACGCCGAAGATACCTCTAGGGTCAGAAACTCCGAAAGAGTATCTTTCTCTAGCTTTGTATCTTACGTTTCCAGTATCAAAATCGCCTTCCATTGCAGTTGTCAATGGAGCTCTATTGAACATTTTCATGCCATTTGGCACGTCTGTAATGATATAGTACGAATCTGTATCAGTTAGGTAGTTGTTCACTCTATAACCTTGAGGAATCATACCCATTGATACGATTGCATTGATATCGTTATCAGCTGTTCCAGTTCTACCTTGAGACTTCATAAGTCTTTCAGCTGTAAACTGATTTTCAGAAGGAATGATCATTTTCACTCCTCTTGCTGCGATTCTTAAACCTCTTTCGTCAGTCATTTGACCAATGTCGATCAAAGATTGCTCTAAAGAAGTTTCGTTTAAGTCCGCTTGTACAGCTAGTGTATTTGCGAAAGTTCCAGCTACTGTTGGGTGAGCTGTACTAAATAAAGCAACTCCGTCGCCTGAATTAAATGTAGCTACACCTGGTAGTCCATTTATTAAAGGTTCAACAGATTTTACTTGTTTCGCATTACTCATAGATCTAGCTAAAGCTTTTGTATATCTAGACGCAAGTCTATCATACAAGTTATCCTCGATCGCTTCTTCAGTGATCGCGAATGCTAAAGCTACAGTCTCGTGAGTGTATCTAGCAGAGAAAGTTTCTTGTGCTTCATCAAATGATACACCAGATCCTTCACCTTTTACTTGTGCGTTTGCAAAGCCAGATAACATAACTTCTTCTTCAAAAGCTCTGTCAGATGACTCTTCAGTATAAATTTCAGCATGCTGATTTTCATACCTTTTATATTCCAGGCCGAATAGTGCATTCAATCCTGGCTCTAGTTCTTTGACTAGTTGTGATCGTGATATTGCCATAATTTATCTCCTATTCTCCTATTACGATTGTAGCTCGATTAAGTTCGGACAAACAACCACTGAACAGAATCCTGCAGTAATATCCTCATTTTCAGGATCTTCTGCGACTCTTAAAAGTCTCAATGATTTGCTGTCTGCACCTGTAACGCCGATGTTCAAAGTTGATGTGGATTTACCAGTTGATGTAGAACCAGCTGATGCATTCATATCATAAGTTTCTAGGAAACCTGCTTGAGTCACCGCAGCGTCTGTGCCGCATACATATTGTTGTTGTGGGTTATCTATTACAAAAGCGTCGATATCTTCGCTATTTGCAGGAACTGTATTAGCAGTATAGAAATTTGCAAAAGTTGGCTTCAAAGTTGTAGCCGCGTTAAAGAAAATTCCATTTAGTGTGCCAATAACAGGTGCAGCAGCCGTTTGACCGTCTACAATGTATCCTGCAGCAGAAGCGACCATGCCGCCTTGGAATAGAGTTGTCCCATAGTTAGAATCGATTTTGTATTTTCCTTGACCTGAAGTCGCTGGTGTTTGACCAAGAGCGCCTGCAGGAGTAAATCCAAAACCTTGTGTGTTTCTATTTGCCATAGTTGTTACTCCTTATGAACCTGCCGTCGTGAAACGGCCTCCAGTTCGGTTTATATAAATTCAGTGATTGAAAAAATTATTTTTTCGTACCACCGAAGGTTACACGAGATTGCCTCTCAACATTGATAGGCATTCTATTATCCTGCTCCTTCATAAGATCGGTATTAACAGCTTCATCTCTTTGTTTATGACGATTTGCCATATACTCTTGTCTTTGCTTCGCGATCTCGATAGGTACCTTCGCAAGTAGAAGGCCACCGACCCCAATCATCCCCTTGTATTTGCCGTCATCAACGACAGGATAATCGCTAGCGTTTTCAACTTCTTCGGCTCTAACTAATTCATATCCTTCTCTTAAACGTCCAGATATATTTTTAGTGTCCTGAAAGCCAACGCTTTCTGCTCTTATCCATCTGTAGAAGATGGTGGAACCCACACTTTAGGTCTTTCAGACTTTGACCGTGTTTGGCTCGCACGAGAAGTGTTTTCTTTTTTTTCCATTTTACGCTCCTTCCGTGTTTTTTAATTGTTTTGCGTATTCTTCGAGTGGCACACCTAATTTTTTCGCTATTGCGACCTGTGAAGATGTGAGTCTCACAGTTTTGCGACCAGGCTTTACGCTTCTATTTGCCGAAGCCACCGTCTGAACGGGAGCGGTCGTTTGCTTTGTTTCAGTATTACCAAATTTATGAGGAAAGTCAACTCTAATACGTTTGTCAACTTCAGCATAATACTCGTCAGAACTAGGATCATACCCTTCTTTTTCAGTAAGATCCTTATGTATCTCAAATGCAGTGTAAGTCATTGCTCTGTCAGATCCAAACCATGAGTTTTTTGAGGCCCATGCTTCAGCTCTTGGATCCGGATTAATTGGATCATCTGTTTGAGGAATGTTTACATTATTTGCTTGAGAGAGTTGTACAGGCTTCTCTTCCTGTGGTTTTTGTCTACCCTCTTTTGCGGCATCAAGTTTTGCATTCTCAAATGCGAGTGTTGCAATTCTTTTATTTGCCTCAACTTGAGCTTCTGCATTACCAGATTCAATAGCAGCTGCTAATTCTTTTTGTGCAGCTTCTAAACCTGACGATATAGTTGTCTCAAATTTTTTGATGTAATCAGCATCAGTTTTATCAAAACGTTTTTCCAATGCTAATCTTTTTTCTTCTACACTTTTAGCATACTCAACAGCAGCTTGTTCTCTTCTTTCTGCTTCTCTCATTTTACGAGTTAATTTCGCAATACGAGCTTGTACACCTTTACTGTAGTCTTCTAACTCACTATCTTCTTTTTTTTCTAATTTAGTTTCTCGTTCATTTTCATATGTTTTATCTGTTTCTTGTTCCGTTACTTCCGACTGTTCAATTACAGCCTCATCTTTTTTTTCTTCAATATCTATTGTAGCATCAGGTCCTGATGTATCAATATCAACTGTTTTTTTATCTTCTGGCATAGCTACTCCTTCCTATGTTTAGAACTCATGCAAGATGTCCTCTGGACTATCAATTGTTGCTAACACTTCGTCGTCGTTTAGCAGACGTATTTCCCCACCATCTATTTTTATTCTGCTACCTGCATAACGTGCAAACATAACCCAATCGTTAACTTTGCACCATGGTCCCTCTGGATATCTTTCTTTATCCTTGTAGCATTGTGGACCCATAGCTAAAACTAAACCACATTGAGAACCGACTTGTTGTTTCTCAAGAGTTGATTCAGATAACACTAATCCACCTTTAGTTTTTTCCTTCATCTTGTAAGGTAAAACCATTATTCGCCAACCTGTAGGTTTTGGAATTTTTTCTTCTTGTTTTTTCTCTGATTTTTTTACACCAATAAGATCATTTTTTGGTGTTAATATCGATGACTGTTCCTTTTTCATTTTGCTCCTTATCTTCTAGCAGGTTAGAGAGTTCCTGTAGTGTTGCCTCATAGGCATTTATTTGTCCTATTATATACTTATAATTTTCCATATTGTCAACACCTCCTGATGTTACAGATACAGATAAAGAATCTACTCTTGTTCTTAAAAATCTAATAAGTTTGTTAATTGCTGTTTCTAATTGCATTTTTTTCTTCTCCTTTATTAATTGGTTTAAAAATTAAATTTCCTGATATAGTAATTTGATCTGAATTTGGAGCAACCATGTGCTCTAAAAAACCAGGGAAAACTATAATAGAACCTGTTTTTAATTTATTAGGTAAAAATGTTCTTGGAAACAAATCATCTGCTTCTAACATATCAATAACATTTTTAGCTGGGTTAAAAAAAATAGTTTTAGGCGTCGTAACTTTTTTGTAAATTATAAAACATAATTTAGAATTAGCATGAACGTGTGGTTCTTGATAATCATTATTTTTATAATTATTTTGCCATATGTCTAAAATACCTAATTGAAATTTAGAGTAATAATCATCTTTTATTAATTTACCAATATACTTAATTAAATACTTCTCGCTTTCTTTATCTAAAAAATTCTTTTTTTCAAAAGAAGTGGGAGTTTCTGAAACCCATTTTTTACCCATATCAGAAGTTAATTTAATTTTTTTTAAATCAATTTTACCGACATGAATTGACACAGGAAATAAATCTATTTTCATTTAACATTTCCATCTTCTCCGTGCCTGTCGTATTCTTGAATTAGGATCGTTACGTGTTTTTGCTGATGACCTTTTTAATTGTCCTAGTGATCTAGCGCAGTATGATTTCCTACGATTAGCAGCTTTTGATCCTGGCTTCACTTTTCCAGTCACGGCTGTTTTTAATTTAGAACCGGGATTTAATCTTCTGTAGGCTTTGACACCGGCTCGTGTCATACCTGCTCCAGACTTTGTAGATCTAAAGTTTTTTTTATTTCGTGCTGGCATTTTACCTTTTGCACTTCCACCATTTGAAAAATATTGTGTATCGGGCTGACCTTTTTTATTAATATTTTTATTAGCAGATTTTAATGGAATTTTTGTTTCTGTTATGGGTCCACCATTTGATCTAGCTTTTCTTCCATCTTCAAAATTTCCAAAAAATTGATCAGTCGCTCCAAATTTATTATTAAAATCATTTCTAGCCATACATTCCCATTCTTTTAGCCATGAATCCACCACCCATAGCTTTTTTTCTTTTTGCAAATGTTGCAGCTCGTGATGGTGTTGGTCCTGTATTTGCTTTAGCTTGTTTTCTCTTTACGGCACCCGCACGCTGCCCTTTGGTCATCGCTCTTGCTTTTGCAATAGGCACGCATTTTGGATAATTTTTTCTTTTTTCGCCACCACTTCTTCCACACTTTGGGTATGAGCCATCCGATTTTTTGTTTGCAATATCGACCCAATTCTCTTTGACCCATGATCTTAAACCTTTTTCGGCCATTACGAATTCTTTCCGTAAGCTCTTCCTTTGCCTTTAGTGGCTAACTTACACATACTACCGCCATGCTTAACTTCTTTTCTAGCTTGAGGTCCTGCCATTTTTCTTTGTTTTTTAGTTTTCATAACTGACTCTTTATCAACAAAACTTGCTTCTTCTTTCCCAGATTTAGTTACATAAACTTTTTGATCAATATGTGGATTAGCTTTGTCTTTATAAGACCCATGTTTTAAACCAATTCTTTCATTCATCATTCCGCCTCCCATAGCTTTTTTTCTATTTTTTTTGCCACCTGGTGTTACTTTACCTGAACATACTGCAGAAGCATACATATTAGCATACGCTGACGGGTACACTTTAAATTTTCGCTTCGCTGCGGCTTTACCTCTTGGACAAAGTTTTGCCATTATACAACTCCACCTTTTTTCATATAACCCATGTTGTTTCTTACTTTAGTTGGTAACTTTGCAAGTCCTGGGTTTTTCTTTTTATCTACAGGTTTTAAAGTTTTACCTTTTGGTGCAAATGTTTCTTTTATTTTTTGAACATTTGATTTTGGTTTTGGTGAACCAAATTTTCTATTAAGTCTATCTTTACCCTTTGAAACTCCAGACTTTGTAACTTTTTCACCTTTTTGTTTTTGTTGAATTTGTCTTAATGATCTAGCTTGATCTTCAAGCATACTACTTACTTGTCCAGTATCTTTTTTCATTGTACCTTTTGCTTTAAGAACAGTTTTATTTAAATCACTCATAGCTTTTGCTATTTTTGTTTTAGGAACTTTTGGAGCTACTCCAACTATAGT